GAGACAAGGAACAAAAGGAGGCAAAGGGTCCATGGTTCGCCGGACTCGGAAAAATGACCATGAAAAATGACGTCCGGATGATTATTCCTATTGACGAGGAGAAAGGCGTGGTCATGATTTCTTATACGGACGGCGCGATTGCGAACAGATGGGCCAGAATGGAATCGGAGAAAGGAATTCGAGAGGTCAATCAGCGATTAAAAGAATTGATTGATGAGAGGTTGGATATTTCGATTCCCATGCCGAAACACACCCGTGTATTCTATTGGTCGAATGGTGTCGGTTATTGGAAAGTCGGCGCGGATAGTGCCACGGTAGAAAAACGGGCGACGAACGGATTTCACGGATTGTATTTCTGTGGAGAAAACTACTCTGCAAAAAACCAGCAATGGGTCGAAGGCGCACTGGATACAGCTGAATTGGTTTGTAGGAAAATCTAGACGGGTATATTAGAATTAGAATTATGAGCCACTCATGTAAATCGATGATAACGAATACGATGATTGGCTATGAAAAACGGAGTATGATTAATCCTGTCAATGGGTCTTACGGTGGTTCCAGTGGCAGTGGCGGTTCCAGTGGCAGTGGGGTCAACATAACTCTCGAAGAACTCCAATCTCTTTATGCCATCGAACAATTATACACCTTAAATCTAGCGAATGCGACTTATGAGAACATACCGACGAACTTGACACAATATTTGGAGTTGCGGCAAGCGGCAAATGCGGCGCTTTTGAAGTATGGAAGTAATCCTGGTTTGGCGGTCTTGTTCAAGATAACTGTGGATGCCATAACAGGTTCTATTAATGCATATGGTTTAAATGCGCTGAACATTGAGACGCAAGTGCAAAATACCTATTTGGAGACCACGATTCAAGAGATTATTAGTGGAGTGAATGTGACAAGGGCTTTCAGTGAAACGCAGGGAACCTTTGCAATGTCGCGGTCGTTTAATTTGGCTCCGATTTTTCGATACTATATTAGTCTTTATGGGGTTCCTTTGGGGGGTGTTGGATTTGACCCGGTTCGATTGGCACTCGTTTTAACCGCTCTCCAAAATAGCGGAATCGACCCGTACAATGGATAAAAAAATGGGATTTTTAAGGGGTTTTATATTTTTTCTGGGGTTTTTCTAGTGGTTTAGTTTTTTTCTGAGATTTTTAGATGTCTGCCCACGACATACCTTTGAATTGGTCGACAAATGCCTGCAGAGATTTCAAGCCGTCGATGACCGACTGCTCGTCGTAGCAGTCAAAGCACTCGATTGCCTCGGATTCCTGTTGTGCGATTTGGATGCCCCGGAATCCGCCTCTCGACCAAGAAGGCTCTTCTGGCTCTTCTGGCTCTTCTGGCTCAAAGACGACGGTGGAAGGAATCGGCCGGCGCTCCTCGACAATTTCCCCCTCCTCTTCCTCTTCGTCCGAGGAGTAAAGGGCGGAGAAGGCGTTTCTGGGCTTGGGCTCGTTCCTTAGAGTCTTAGACAGCGTCGTTGCTGGGGGAACCAACTGTTGCGGTTGAGTCGGAACAGGACGACGCTTGTTGTTCTTGGCAGCTAACTCTGCACATTCGCGAATATGATGACCTACAATATGGCAATAAGCACACTCCATGTTTGAATAGCGATTGGAAGACGAAAACATCTTTTTTTAAAGAGTATCGAAAGAAGAGTATCGAAAGAGTATCGAAAGAGAATCGAAAGAGAGTTGATTGGATTGTTTGAGAACAATGTTTGAGGTGTTAAGAATGTCGATGGATTTCCACAAATAAAAAGTATTTCAATTTTTGAACGGTTTATTATATGCCACCAGAATACACATAAATATAGTGTGTTGACAAATACTATATTCATTGGTTAATAAAAATGCGTTTCTTCTTCGCGCCGTTCTGTTTGGCGTTGTGTCTGGGAGCGAGAGGGTTCAAGTCTATTTCGTCGTCTTTTGTTAGAAAGGGGTTGAAACAGAACGTAATGTTTCCTCTACAGACTGGTTTGACAAAGGCGGTCATGGAGGCCGCCGCCGCGCGAAGAACCAAAGGACTCTTGGACCCATTGGCAACAGAAATTCTGGATAAATGCAAACCGTCCTCCAAGAGGAAAATCCAGTCATTCAGTCCGAAAACGGAGAACCAGGGTCGCTACATCGATTTGATGCGCGATGATTCCGTCGATATTATTGTTGCGACTGGTCCGGCCGGAACTGGAAAGACCATGCTCGCCTGTTATGCCGCGGTGGAGTCATTGCGTCTCGGGAAAATCAACAAAATTGTCATCACTCGTCCTGTGGTTTCGGTCGACGAAGAAATCGGATTTTTGCCCGGTGGAGTGGAATCGAAGATGGACCCCTGGACGCGTCCTGTGTTCGATGTATTGCGCGAAACCTATTCGGCAAAAGAAATCGACGTCATGATGGAAGAAGGTATATTGGAAATCGTTCCTCTCGGATATATGCGCGGTCGGACATTCAAGAATGCATGGATTGTGGCGGATGAAATGCAGAACTCGAGTCCTACACAAATGCTCATGTTGGCCACTCGCATTGGGGAAGGTAGTAAAATGGTCATAACCGGCGATTTGAATCAGAGCGACCGACCCGGTCTCAATGGTTTGTACGAAATTTCCAGTAAAATCGAACGGTCCGCTTCACTCGGACCTGCTTCGCTTGAACATATCAAGGCCATTTTTTTAGACATGGAAGATGTGCAGAGAAGTCGTGCCGCCAAAGCCGTTCTTCGATTGTATGAAGACCCTTTGGACCCTCCTTCTACACCTCCTTCCTCTCCGGTATCTCCCTCTCCGGTTCCTTCCTCTCCCGTTCCTTCCTCTCCGGTTCCTTCCTCTCCCGTTCCTTCCAATAAACCTTCCGCAACAGACAATCTTTCATGTGAGATAGAATGGGTGGATTTGAATTCCGATTCAGACGCCGCATTGATTCCCCGCAGACATTATTATCCTTCTCCGAAATCTAGAACAAGGTCTTTTTAGAACTTAGGAAGATGTCCCAATTGAACCACCGTTTGGACATATTCTTTTACCACATATTCCTCTACATGACATCTTCCCATGAAAATCTCACCCGCATCAATAAATCCGTTATTCGTCCACAGAATACATATGCGACAATTCGGAACATCCGGGTCGTCCGGTTGTTCCTCCAGAACATATTTTGCGCATTGTGTAGTAGGGTCTTCATATTCCGTGCGGACAGGAATAATATAAATGCCATCATTTGGGGTTAACAGCTTCTGATGGAATCGCCGTATTTCCGCCTCTAATGTGCGGCGACTTTCTTTAAAATCTTCGTGCGAAATGGCCGGATGGATATAAAGCGTCAGGATTCGTTGGTTTTCTTCCGTTAATGCTGTCGTCCACCTCTCCACACACCTCTCATAATAAGCTCGGTCTCGTTCATTTGTTATATCGTGATGATTCATCATCAACTGGTGCGCATAAGCATCCGTTTCTGGGTTGAGAGGTGCGGGAATATGGGTCGGGACACAGTTCTTCTCGAACAGATGATTGTAAAGAATGGTCTCATCGCATATCCAATGTTTTATTTGTGGAGTATGATTCGGATAATGATACGTCGCGCTCCGTTTTTTCGTGTAATTTAGCGGGTTCAAGAATTCTTTAAATTGGTCCGCAACACAATATTCTATGATGGGCAAATGAGAAACGAGCCAATCGAATGGATAACTCGCGTTTTTTAATCCGAGACTTTTCAGTATTCCCGCACTAGAACATCTGTACCCCAGAGATATGACCTGTTTGTACATTTGCTGGTTAGAATCATAAATAGTATAAATGTTTTTCCCGTTAGAAATATCAAATGAACATTGTAAGTGGGTTTCTAAGTGGGGTCAATGGGCGGTCGGACCGCGATTTGTCTAAATACATTGGACTTGGAAAGGAGCTCATGGCTTGTTATGTTCCGATGACTGTGTTTCTGGAGAGGGCGATTTTTGACGCGTATTTCGCCGGGGTTATTGGCGCCGAATCTGGGAGAGGAGAGTTTGTGCATAAATGCGAAGGGGGCGTCTTAGATGGAACTCGGAAAACATATTCGTATTCTGTTTTTGGGCATATCACCGTCATCTTTTTCGAGAAGGCGGACATGTTTTTGTGGCCTTTCAAGGCGATGGCTTGGCGATTTTCTTTGAATACCGGGAATCCGGCAAAAGATACTTTGGGGTACATGATGGTGCAGTGCCAGAAGACGGAATGGGTGTCGATTGCGTGTTCTTTGGTTCAATCGTTGAGAGGAGGAAGAGAATCCGAATTTGTGTGGATGGATTTCGGCATTTTTCACATGTTTCATGGGAAAATCGACGTGTTCCAGACCGAAATTTATAAAATGCGGTCAAGAATTAAAAGGCGGGCGGGAACGAATACCATAACGGCGGCGCGTTGTTGGGACCCGAGTCGAAAGGTGGGAGATATTTACAGAGATGTGTCGTGGTTATTCGCGGGGTCTGTTTTCGGCGGAAGGGAAGACGTGGTACTGAGATTCGCCCGATTGATGCGCGAGAAGTGTTTTCAAGTGTTGAGGGAGAAAAACACATTGATGTGGGAAATCAATATATGGGCGCTCATTTATGACGAAATACCTTCGCTGTTTTCTTTATATCCGAGCGACCATTCAGAAATCATTGTTACAGGCTACTAGAGAAAGGCTACTAGCTAGAAAATTGAAATACTTTTTATTTGCAAAGAAAGGGAGGCACAATCTCAACACCAAATCTATTCTTTGATTCTCTCTTTCGATACTCTTCTTTCGATTCTCCTCTTTCGATTCTCTTAAAAAATGAGCGTCCTTATTTCCCGCAAATTGATTCCGTATGAAGTTATCAACAAGATTCTTGATTACGTTTCCCAGTTGAACGACACCCAATTCCGTTTGGATGTCGATTATAAAGGTAAGTTAGCATTCCGTGTCAACATCTGGTTCAGTGGATGGACGGCGATTCGCCAAGTGAACATGTTCAAGCAAGCTGTTCGTGCTAGACAAGTGCGCCTCCGTATTAGTATCTGGCCCAATATAGCCAATGCCGCGTTCGAAGAAGTGGATGCTATCGAAGAACCCCGCCGCATTTGCGACCAGGAAAACACCGACGCGGATTACGCAAAAGGGTTTGTCAGCGATGGGCGCTGCTACACCTACTCGAAGGGTGGCCAAGTTTGCCACGCCTACGTCGAGAGCCGCCATTATTATGCTCAAGGTGTCACGAGCTTCCGCTATGGCTCGGTCTACGAGGCAAATGGCAACTCCTATTCCGTGTCGGCGTTCGGAGCTAGCAACGGCAACTTGGTCGAAATGACCGTCAATCCCATGAACATCTGGTGGGAGGTGGACGAGGCGGCAGACATGGACGCCGCCGAAGCTCTTCTCGGCCTTCATGGAGGTGATGAAGAAATCGACTTTTACAACTTGCCTGCACTACAGATGTACATGTAAATGACATCCACTCAACAGATGTACATGTAAATGACATCCACTCAAAACATAAAAAAACATAAAAACATAAAAACCCCTATAAAAAAACAGAAACACTATAAAACACCAATAAAAACAAAACCCTTTTTTTTGTTTTTATTTGTTGTTTGTTTTTATTGGATTATGGTCTAATAATCAGGTTCGAGATGTTTGTAAAGGAAAGGAATGTTGGCGCCGGTCGCAACAGAAATAAATTCGAGACTGCATTGTTCCGAGAAGTGTCTTAGTACTGCGGCTTTCCTATCCCGGAAATCTTCCACCCTTGATTTCGGTTCGACTTCACATTTATTCACACAAACAATTGTCTTGTGTTTCGGTGGACGAATCAGTTCCGCCCAGAACTGCGCGCTTCTCAGCGTGGTTATATCGTGATAATCCGCAACAATAACCACTTTGTCGAAGCCGGCGACAAATTTGGGTGGGAGTTCGCGCGTCGTGTGTGGCAATTCATGCAACACAATTTCGCGGAAACAGGAAGCTTCGGGTATATTCGAATACCAAGATTCGCATTCCTTCAACAGTTTAAATCGGTCATCCTCGTGTCCATGTTGTTTCATAATGAAATTGGAGACGACCTCTCCATAAGCTCGGGATTTTACATTGTCGATGACCGAGTTCCGTTCGAGGGTAGCCGAATTGATTGCCGGAATGCGCGTTATTTCTGTTTTCGTGGTTATTTTGTATACTGATTCGGAAAATGTACTGGATTGTTGAGAAGTCGCTTCGTAAAGCGCGCGAATGAAGGCGGATTTGCCCACGCCCGCTTCTCCCGCAACAAGAACATTGTAAGGTTTGAATAGACTGGTCCGGGGCTTTACACAAACATCCTCAACGGAAGAGGAGGAGGATGACTCGCACGAAAAGTTGATAAGCGGGAATGGAAACATTTTTTTTGCGTAAAGAATGGTTTGTTCGGTTTATATTTGTCGAGGAAACAAACCATTCAAAAAGTATTCAATTTTTAGTTGTTTTGTTTAGAACGGCGTGTTTTACTTTTTCCAGTGCATATTGGCCACAGGGGCCGCAATGGTCTTCGTTTGATAAATCGATTTTACTATTCATTTTCGTATTACAATGTTCTATTCTCCATCTGCCGACCGGTTTTGGTAATTCTTTTGGCGCCCACTTTTTTATGATGGTTGCTATGAATTTCATAATGGATAATGTATCTATCTATAAACTAGACCTTAAGTATTTTTTATCTATTACACAGTAGGGATTTTATCTATTACACAGTAGGAAAAAACACCCAATCAAGGTCATCGCACACCTTTTTCCAAATCATGTCCTGCTCATATTGTTTGTCGCGGTCTTTCATCATCGGAATATACGGCAAATATTGTGTCTGGTCGAGAAGAACGCACAACTGATACAAGGTATAAGTGTAGTTGAAGAAATTGTTTCGGTCAGGAGGACAATGAACGGCCCATGGTCGTTGGATTTCGATGAACAACACACACAATGTTTCGTGTAGTTCCTCGCTCATGAGAGGAGGATTGATTCCCAAGATGGAATTGATGTATTGAATGTGTTCGAAATAACGATTGAGGTCGATGGTTTTCAGAATCTCGCGCATCTTCTCATACGTTATGGTTTTGATGTTGGTTATGCGCTCCTTTTTAATGCGCGCCTTGATTTGTTCAATGACCTCGTCGGGAATTTGTGTAGTCTCCTTCGCCTGGAACTGCGACAGTATCTCCTTGAAATGATTCAGCTTTACATAGGCTGTGTAAGAGACTTCATTTGGCGGCTCTTTGTTCGACGGTTTCGAATTGTCGACCACATGCATAAAGAAATTACCGCATTTCATATTATTACAGATTAAAATGCCCTCTTCATCCTGTGGAATCAGTTCGCCTTTTTCGCAAATCGCGCATTTGTCCGAAGCGTGCAACAGGTCCTTGATGGGAATCGTGTCCTCTCCCACGTTTTTCCAGTATTTCTGATAGTAGATTTTCGCCTGGTTGTATTTGGAATTGGCGGGGTTGGCCGATTCTTCCTTGGTCGCTTTGATGCGGAAAAAAGAATTGACGGCGTTGGCATTCTGATTGTTGTCGCCGGAAGAGATTTTCTTTTTATCCTCGAAATAATGGAAGATGAATTTGGAGTTGTTGAGAAGATACTCGTTCTTCTGGGTTTTGAGTTGTTGGATTTTGGTTTTGATGGATTTCAGACGGTCCTTGGTTTCCATACGGGCGTCGATTTTTGATTCGGGGAGGGTGTGGAGTCGGTGTTTTAGTTTTGTATATTCTTCCTGTAAAGCGGGTATGGTTTGTGTCTCAATTTCGTGAAATTGGTTCAACATCTCTGTGTGCTTCTCATCGATGGTCTTTATGATTGGTTGTGGCTTTGTTGTCTTTTTGGTAGTCGAAGACATGTTAGAGAGAGGAGGGGGGGTGGTTTAAAAAAAACTATAGATAAATGGCTTCTCGAATATTTATGCTGTTTCGTTGTCGGTTTGTTTTTTATTGTTTTCTATAGGTCTTATTTGCCTTTTACGCTTGCCGAAGGTTGCGTAGTTTCTACGCTTGTACAGCGAGTCCCTTGGGTAAGATTGTCTCGGTTCCGTCCTCTTGTTTCACCACTCTCACACTATAAAGTCCCGTATGGTAGTTTAATTCCGCATTGCGAATGAATATTCCAACACGTACTACTTTGTACTCTACACAAATCTTGGCCAGGCATTCATTTGCGTAATCCATTAGAGCGTCGGACTCAGAAAGTATCTCGGTTATTTTTTCCGCGCTGGACAAGTTGTATTCGTCAATCAGGTTATTGTTTTCCCTCAAATACGCGACGAGGCGGTTTAGGATGTCGGTGATGGCATAGACGACTGTTTGCATGACCTGACCAATCTCGCGGTCTTTGTTGAATTTCTTTGTGTCTCTCGTCAGCTGTGAACGGAATTGGGCGTCATCGATTTCCTCCGTCAAATACTTTACACGCAATTCTTGATTGTTTTGTGCCACATCCATTCTGTATCGGGTCATCAATCGGACGAAATGCTCGATGCATGTGGAGACGCTCGATGTTCTTTGACGGATTCTGCTGATAGTTTCGCGACTGAGAGGCTCAATGTTCATTGCCTTGCGTTTCTCGTTGGACTTGTGGCTTATCACATTGGTTATTAGTGCGTAAATAATGCCGTGATACGCACCCGGGTTTAATGCGTCGCAGGGCATATCCATGACATTGCGCGCATTGCGTCCGATGCGCCTTTGGTATTCGAAATAATGCGGATTGTGTAAATTTCCATTCTCGATTTGACCTGTGCGCCAACTAAACGCGCAGTGGCATTCCGTACACCACATCTGGTCGCATCCGTCGATTTTGAAAATGCCGGTTCCACATTGAGGACAAGGCCGGGTGTCCTGGTCCAATAATTCCGCCGTTGCGACGTCGTCCGGATTACATTGATGTGTGTCTTCTTGACTCGAGGCGTCCTCTTGGTTCAAGGCTTGTTTGGGTACATGGCATTTTGGACAAGTGTGTATTCCACAGATACCACATTTCCATTGGGTGCTGAGGAAACCGCGACAGGATTCAATTGGACAAGCGCGGACGAATTTGCGTTTTTCTGCTGTGTGTGAGGCGGGATTGGCTCTCATGATTTCCACGGGATTGACTCCCTCCACATGATTCTCGATTGCAATTTGGCGGCGGTCATAGGGCATCCTTGACCATTCAGTCAAGGTGGCGATTTTGTGTCCTACCTGGTTCATCCGAAGCCGGATGTATTTCAGCTCTTCCTCGATTTCTTTTTCCTCTCGTTCCAGTTGCTCCAGTGTTTTGTCGGGGTAAAATTTGGGCGAAATGTTTTTGCGGGACGTCATGATTTGATTCTGGCGCGCCTTCTCGGTTACATATCGGTAATTGGACGACAGGGTTTCCATTTCTCTTCTCAACAGATTGGTCTCGAGTGCGAATGTTTCAAGTTGACGGCGGTCTTCGATAACACTAATGGTTGCGGGGAATTGCGCTCTCTCTCGGTCAAACATGACCTGTTCCAGATGTTTCTTTAATTCTTTGTTGACAAAAGCGGGTTTTAATACGGCATTCTGGTGTTCTCTCGTCCACGGTTTCTTGCAGTTCATGCATTTCGGCTCTGTCTCATTGAGAACATATTGCCGGACGCAGGTTCTACAGGTCGTGTAGCTACAGTAAACACACGTTGCCTCGGATTTGGAAGTGTAAAGCTCGGCACAAATAATGCACTCGGTTTTCTTGGTTGCCATTTTCAGAGATTTAAGATTTCGCGTTGTTGATGAAGAGGTTGATGTTTTTGTGTTGGAATCATCAACACAAAAAATGTTTTCAATTTTATGATATGGAACCGTCGTCTGGCCCTTCGTCGTAATCGAATTGTTCTTGGGTTTCGTCTTGGGGTTCGTCTGGGAATTCTTCTTCGTCTTCATCATCCGATGTATCTACGATGACCTCTTCTTCCTCTTCTTCCTCTTCCGATTCAGTTTCATATAATTCTTGCATTTGAGGTTGCGTTTGGATGCGATGGGTTGGTAGAATCGGAATTGGAATAGGAATCGATTCCTCATCCGAATCATTGCGATAATACGTTTCGAATGAATCGCCGGTTTCCACATACCTCTCGAATATCTCCTCTGAATCGAACAAATTCGTGTTCATATAGCAAGCGGGGGAATATCCAAAAGTATGGTTTACTTTTTGGTGGAAAATTGTAGGGTTGGCAACCGCAAAGGATAATGGTGTGGCTTGTACAACAGTAGTGTTTGCATTCGCGTTAGCAATGTAATCCGCTCTTCTTGCCCGTTTTCTCAGATTCCGTTGTGAAGGCGAAGTAACAAACAATCTAGGAATGACCTCCAGTTTTTTCCCATAATACGGATTCGTCGCCGCGAATTTTTGCAGATGCGACTTGAGCCGTTTGTTTGCGTGCAATCGGGTCACAGAAGAAAATGAATACCTACCCAAAAAATACATTTCCAAATACGGCATCATGGCATTCACAAAATCCTTCTTGGGGAATTCGGCGTCAGGGTTGATGCGTTTTTGCATTTTGTTGACCGACAACATATCACACAAATCTATGTATAACTCTGTTGTATTCGCGCTTTGGACGTATTGTTTGACGGCATGGTCTCGGAGCTCCGTCTCGTGTCTCAATCGGAATTCGTAAATATTGAATTCACAGTCATAGAATTTCTGCAAAAACGCGTTGATTTTCGCCCCCTTTAAGCGCAATGTGAGATAGATATTGAATAATTCGGTTTTGGAGAGAGGATTGTTTGTATACGGGTTTTTCGCATTCAGAGGCTCGATGAACATGCCTTGTTGGTGTGTTATGGCGTCGACAATAATACGCGACAGATTATTCAGTGCGAAATAATAGACGCCATTTGGCTGCACCAATTGAAACGTGTTCGAATGTTGCGGGTCGAGTTCGTTCATGTAAAGGTCGGTTTTCTGGCGAATGGGGATTTTACGTATTTGCCAGATGCGTGCGAGGAGAGTAAATGCTCTACATACGCGCCTGAGTTTGCAATAAATGCGGACGAATGCTTGTTCCGTTTTAATATGCTTTAGAGGACTCGACAGATATTGATTGACTTGGTTGGTGAAATGTCGAGTTTCCGACGAGAAGAGCGACAATGGTTTTTGGAGAATGGCGTGGAGAATCATTCTGGCCGCATATTCGTCCTCTGGAAGGACGGTAAAAATGGACATCCAGCGATTCGATTCCTCGATGGATTGTCTTAATGTTGGACTCAGTTCTGTGTACCACAATTCCCTTGCTACAGATGGTATTGTGGTTGTATTAGTGGGGTGTGAAAATATGAGTTTTGTGCCAATATACTGATACAACGGATTGATTCTTAAAGTCTTCATGTTTTCGTTAGATAAATAACATATTCGTACGTTTATGTTATTCTGGTATTCGTATAGATTATATTTTGGATTTGTCGGACACATGGAATCTGATTCCATTGCTTACGTGATTCCTTACGTGAATATGCAATGTGTTGTATTTTGGTTGGGCGTCTCGGCATTTATTACGTTGATAAGAGGCGTTTGGGTTTCATTGGAAATGTTGCGCTATTTGTTTTTCTACAAAGTGGGCGTGGGCGTGGACGTGGACGTGGGCAACAGAGATATTGTTGAAAATCGAGAGCGAGAGCGAGAGGTGGTTATTGCGTACATTATTTCGCCGGGGGTTAGAAGACAAGAGGGGGGTCGACAAGAAGACTTTCTTCGGGCAATAGAGAGTTGGTATCTTGTCGTCATGCCTTCTTCCGCCCAGACTTGTATTGGGCTTGTATTAGAAGTCTTTGATAGAGACGACAACTTGATTATGTCGGTCGATTTGATTGTTCGTGCCGACTTGTTTTTCCGATTTCCGATGGAACGAGCCAAGAGGTTATTGGTTGTGTATGCAGAAGACGACGACGAAACCGTATTGCTGGCAAATGATGTTTGTGTTCTATTGGGATTGGAGTCGGAGGCGTTGTCCGACGTGTATGAAATGCCTTTTTTACACAAAACTTATTGGATTCGCATTCTTCAACGGAGATGGAAACGCATTTACGCTCGACGGATGGAACAACTGAGAAAACGCGGGTCCCTGTCGGCACAACGCAGGTTCGAATTAACAGGAAAATATCACGGGACAGGATTATTTGAGAGAAAGAAGATATAAGAATTGATTGATATCGGCCAAGATTTCGTCGCGGATATTCAAGAGGTCGCTACCTGGAGCACAAGATTCCATCTTGATTAAATATTCGCGGAATTCGTAGATGTGGGTTTTGAAATTTTTAGAAGCCGAGGTCTTTATTGGGCCAAGACTGCCGATTCTCGCCTCTCGCTTTCCAAGAAGAACCTCTACAAATTTATCGATGTGGTCATTGAGCCGCTGGTACAATTCGTCCGTTGCCTTGTGTTGCGAAAACGAACGGGTATTCCAATGATAAACCTTGATTTCATTCAGCATTTCCAAAAAGGTTTCCACGATTTTTTCTTTGGAACACTGGGTGTTTTTACGCATTTTTTGCGTTTTGTTCTTCAGGTCGCGACGTTGTTTCCTGGATTTGTGCCGAGGATGAGTGCGTTTCATGTATATATAATATCCCGGATTTTCTAGTACCACGTGTTCATAACCTGGTCGAATAATTCGCGTTCTTTTTCCGACAGGCTATAATAAAAAATGAACGAATCGTAGTACTTGCTCAACAGATAATTGTACGTTTTATGTAAGATTCGTCTTTTATCAAAGACGTAGAACCGGAGATATTGATTCCTCGCTCTAGCGACCGTATTGTCGATTGATTCTGTCGGTTTGAACCCATTTTGTATTAAAAGTGCGAGAAGACAGAAGAATAAAGCGCGGTTCATTTTTTAATTTTATAAATTTGTATTTATTGTGTTGAAATGTTTATATTATTTACGAACCTTTGTGCGTCCATTGCGAATGGTTCCGATTCCCCCGTAAGACGCGCATGTGGCTTTGCAGCAGACTTGCGAATTGTCGGAAAAAATGCTTTTCATGGAGAAGCTGTGAGGAATGCGAGGTTGAGAGGATGGAACATTGGCATTGGCATTGGCATTTGCAGGATTTGGATATTCGATATATGGCATGGGTGGGTGGTGTATATTCTACAGAAATATTGTTTTTTGTTGTTGGGGTTAGAATCGGATGCCGGGTTTGAGAGGTGCTTGGGCATGGGTCGCTACAAAATCGTTTGAATTGCGCATGATGCCTGTCTTGTGGTAGTAGCTTATTGCGGCTTGGGACGCTGTCGAGGTAAAAGCGCCTTCGACTTGGGCGACATGGGAGTCGAATCCTTCGTCGAGTTCTTCTTCCCATTGTTGGAACTCGGATTCAGACATGGTTTTCAGATTGTGGTCGTAAAGCGCGGTGAATTTTTTGTAGTCTTCTTTTTCGCGTTCTTCGCGTTCGTATGCGCGTTGGTCTTCTTGGTCGCGGAGTAATGCGGCTTCTCGGCAGTCATTCTCGGTTCCGTCGACATAATTGTACCAATTCGAACCGTATTTTTCAAACATTTTTTGTGCGTGGAGTTGTTCGCGTTCTAAGGACCTCTGTTCGCGTTCTAAGGACCTCTGTTCGCGTTCTAAGGCTCGCTGTTCTTTGAGGCGTTGGTGTTGTTCGCGTTCTAAGGCTCGTTGTTCTTTGAGGCGTTGGTGTTGTTCGCGTTCTAAGGCTCGTTGTTTTTTTACTTTTTCTTCGTGGACGGTTATTTGCGCGATGATTTCAGGTGCTCTCCGTTTGGCTGCGATGGATGCCCATGTGTTTTCTTTCACGGGTTGCGGCGGCGGTTGTTCCAAGGGTTGTTTGCAGAATTTGGGAGTATGACCTAACTGTTTACATTTATAACACTGATTGTTTGAGAGGACCGGGCATACCATGACGCCCTTCCGTTTGAATACGTGGTCGCCAGATTTGCAGAAAGAACAAGAGGATGACATGTTTGAGAGAAAATGGTTTGGTCAAATAGAGTGTGGTGTAGATTATAGTTCATGCCATGAGTCTGTTAAAAGCCTTTCAATTTTTGTTGTGCAATGGTATTCTCTACAGTGGATGTTGAGAGGTTGGGGGTTGGGTCTTATCTACAATAATATTTGACGAGGGTTGGATTTGGTCTTCTCTACAGTAGATGTTGAGAGGTTGATATTCGATGAGGGTTGGAGAGGGCTTCTCTACAGTAGATGTTGAGAGGTTGATATTCGATGAGGGGTTGGGTCTTCTCTACAATAATATTTGAGAGGTGAAAGAAGAGAGGCCGATACTTGACGAGGGTGTGGGGATTTGGGAGTGTTGGAGAGGGATACTGGGCAAGCACTGGGCTCCCGTTGGTCGCCCTACCATAGACCTGTGTACATAAATCCGCCCTCCCGTATTTGTGTGTAATACCCCGAAATATAGGCTTATCGGGAAATGAGTGGGATATTGGGAATTGAGTAGGATATCGGTTTATTGCGAATATACGGAATGTTGAGAGGATGAAGATGAAAATTGAAAGACTTTTTATTTGTGTAAATCCATCGACATTCTTAACACCCCATCATTGTTTCAAACAAACGCTCTCTTAAAACTCTCTTTAAGTCCAAGTCAAACTCTAGTAAAATGTCTTTCCAAATGCAAACCGCACTTCAATTCGCGCGTTGGTTTATTACCAAGCACCAAGGTACAGTATATGATGTCTCTAATGTAGATGATGCCGCATGGGCTGAATTTATGGCGACAGATGAGGCGATAGAGGCATCCAAAGCCGCAGTCGCACAAATCATCCCTCAAGTCGTCGAGAAGATGCCCGCCAAGAAGAAGGCCGCCGCCCCCCGCCCTCGCAAGACCAAGGTTGATGCTCAGGCACAGACCGTTGGCGAAGAAGACGCTCCCGCAGCGGAGGTCGCAGCGGAAGAGAAGAAGCCCAAGAAGAAAGTCTCGAAGAAACCTGTAGCACAAGTCGCAACGGAAGAAGAGCCTGCAGCTGAAGCACAAGTCGCAACGGAAG